GCCATTTTGCGTATGAATGCCCGAAAATCCAGTCTACTCAAGGGATGACGGGCATTTCATTTACCTAGCAACTGTCGAACTCGGGTCCCGGGTCCAGCGCGGTTGCATCAAGGCTTTGCAGGTGCATGGTTGGATCCCGAAAAGTCTCATGCCAGTTGAACGCTCCCGAAATACGAATGTTTGTTCTTATTGTATGCGAATATATGTTCGGTATAAAACAAGAAAAAATCCCTCGTTGAATGAGGGAAAGTCTATTTTTTTCCGTAATTTTTCATAAATTTCATTGCTTTTTCAGGAGAGTAATCTGCGCTTCCTGATCCATTTTGCTCATGAGTAATTATGATTTTATAATTTTGGATGTTTGTAATTTGATTAACAGAACTACTCATTAAGTATCACTCCTTTGGATTTAATTCTGGATTAAAGTAATGTTTTCTTTTTATCCATTTAAATCCTTCATGTTTTGTAATGGCAGCGATTTCAATCGGCCCACCAACGGTTGGGGGCCCGGGAGAGTATTTGCTATATTTGCAAGTTAGATCTACAAGAAAGTGCGCTATGTCAATTACATCTTGAATTGGCATTGCAGGCATAATTAGAGGAATTTCCAAATTTTCCGTAAAAAGGAGTTCTAATTGTTGAATTTGTTGGTCGGGAAATCCAACTGATTTCAATAAGGAAAAAATTTTTGGAGAAAAACCTTTGTACAATCTTGTTATGGCTTCTGGTTCCCCAAACCAATCAGCTCCGCAATTTTCTGATGCTCGACGTAATATAGGACCATTGCATTTTCCGCCTATTATGTCAATTAACCATGTTTCAGCATGTGCAGATTGACTTGAGTATCCTCCAATTATAAACCCAATATCTGGTTTTTGAATATCTGGCCACGATTCAAATGCTTTCAAATAATTTTGGTTATAAATAAAATCAAAGAATTTTTCCGCAATATATTTTACAGTATATGATTTTTCATCAATCTTATGTGCTTCATCCTCCATAATTATTTTACGAAAATCCTTAACAAGAGTAGATATGGAAGCTTGACCAATACTGCCTGCTCCCCATGTAATAGCCCCTACAGGTAATTTTTTGTGAAGGTTAAATACTTTATTTGCGTTTTCGTATACATTGATGACTCCTGAATTCCCTTGTTCATCCCGAACAATAATTGATGAAGCGCTATCAGCGGCTAAAACAAGCCCATCGTTAACTTTTATAGAAATTGCAATAGTCATAAAGTCCCTCCGTACGTGTGGTACGGAGGGATTATTCTCCATTTTTTCGCAAATTCCTTCCAAACGGGTGTTCTGTTCAATAATATTTTTAATTTTTCCCGCCATTCATCCTCCACAACATCGTCCATACTTCTTCCCGCGTCACCGGATCTTTCGGGCGGGTTCCGTCGGTGATGCCCTTTTCGACGGCCCATTCGCGGGCCCTGGCGAACTCTAACCGCCAGTCATACTCCGCTTTTTTGTGCAGTCCATACGTCTCCACGATGCCGGCAACGATCGCCGCCGCACATTTGCGGCGGTAGGCGTCCGACTTTAGCAGCTCACATTCCTCTCGGTTCGTCATAAAGCCGCACTCGACCAGGATCGCAGTCATGCGAGTTTCTCGAAGCACATGGAAGTCAGCCGACTTCACGCCCCGATCCGGGCGGCCAGTCGCACGTATGAGTTGCCGCTGAACGGCGTTTGCCAGCGCAACAGCCGCCGGCGGTCTAGTGGTGTAGACGTATGTTTCGATGCCCTGTGCCGCGCTCCAACCGTCTCCTGCGGCGTTTGCGTGGATGGAAACAAACAGATCGGCGCCCCATTTGTTCGCCCGGTCGGTGCGTTCCCGGAGCGGCACGTCCCGATCATCTGCGTGCGTCATAAGGATTTCCACACCCTCATAGCCGTTCAGCTCGTCAGCCGCATAGCGGGCGACCACGCTATTGAACTGGTACTCGCGCAGGCTGCCGTCCGGCGACCGCTTTCCCGGCGTCTCCGGCCCGTGGCCGGCGTCAATGACGATTCGCATCGCCGACATCCCCCTTCCCGCGCAATACTTCCACAGCTTGCTTGATCATCGGAGGAATCGGCACGCCAAGTCGACCGGCATTTTCGATCAGACTAAGCAGCTCCCCTGCCAGATAAAAAAAGATCGCTGCATCCCGGATCAGATGCGCGTCTCCGATCACCGTATCAAGCAGGTGTGCGACGGCCACGATGGCCAGCGTGCCGATCTTGCGCGTTACGCCCAGCCACAACTCACGGCTAGCTGCTCTGCCCTCTTTTGCGGCGAGTGCGACGCCGCTGATAAAGTCGATCAAGATAAAGACGATGAGCACTGTCATGAGCTGCGTCCACCCTCCGAATAAAAATGATACTGCCGCCCCACTGACTGCGGCGATTGACTTGATGATCGTTTCCACATCGATCACTCTCCCTGAGCATAATAAAAGAGACCCCCGATTTGGAGCTCTCCACTGTTGCGCATAATCGTCCTACTATTTAAGATGCATCAAGCTCGGCTTGCACCGCTGCTCGCAAGTGCTCCGGCACATCCTCGATGGTGATCTTCCCGAGTCTGATCTGTAACGCCAAAAACTTAGCCACGTAGGATCACCTCCAGCATTGCCGCCTCAAGCGCTTCAAGACGCTCTTTGTCGCTCACGGGCGCAGGATCGTCAGCTAATCGCCAACCATATACCTCGTCATAGACAACTTCTCGCTCCTCTGTATAAGCACCTTCCGGGAGCGGGTTAGTTGCTCGCACCTCATATACCGCCTCGCTTATCAGGTTACCTTCTTCGTCATATTGAGCCGGCGCAACCTCAACGGGCTTTAGCATATAGTCCCACTCGCCGATGTTGATCAGATTGCCGTTTGCATCAAACACACACGTCTTAAGCATGCTCATACCTCCTATTTCGCTGTCCATCCGGTGTTACCGGTGCCGCTTGTCTTGACGTACAGAGTTGTGCTGGTACCACCATCAGTACGTAAATATAATGATCCGACGGGTGCGACGATCACCCCTTCTGGCGCACCTGCGCCGATGTAAAGTTTGGTGTTGTCGAAGTTGTACCTGCCAGTTCCCTCTATCCTAAACGCCCCATTTACACTCCCGTCTACAAATCTAACAACCTGAGCCTCTCCAGACGCACTGACACTTAAATCCGATGTGTACGTCACGCCCGAGACTTCTCTTCTAACGGCAAAACTCCTATAGAGGGCACCACCGTCGATGAACAGACTTCCCGTCATCGTACCGCCAGACTTAGGCAGAGCCGCATCGGCCTTTGTCTGTGCCGCCTGTGCCGCTACGAGAGCCGCATCCACTTCCGCCTTCCGCGCCACGTCGTCCGCCGCAGCCGGCGCCGCCGCCTTAAATCGCCCCGCGCTATCCCGCTGCACAATCGTGTTCGGCGTGGCCGCGCTTGTTGTGCTGTCCAGTTTCGATTTATCGGCTGCCGACATGAAGCCAGCAGTGGTTTGCGTAGCTGTCGCATGTAAGTTTCCACCGCCGCGGTTCCCGTGAACCGTATCGTCGAAGGCAACCCCAATCGTCACTTTGTCGTTGGTGGCGTCCGGCGTGAGCGAAATACCGGAACCAGCCGCCAGTTCCAACGTGTCGGTTTTCGAATCGGCTGCAATTGTCGTCGCGCCGACTTTCACATTGGAGAACGCATTTTGATTAACTTCGGCACCAGCCGCAATGCCGTCCAGTTTGGCTTTGTCTGCGGCGCTCATCCGACCGGCCTGCGACGCAGTGGCCAGCTTTGTCACCTCAACGTCCAGTACGTCGGCATTGTAATTCAGGTCATCGATGTCCACCACATCGGTTCCTTCGGGCTTTCTGAGCCCCAAATTTGGTGTTTGTTCCACGTTACCCACGCTCCTTTATCCATTATATCTTTTGAGATCATCCCATGTTTTCGTCCCTGCAGCCTCCCAAGTCAAGCTTTTCAACATATCCCATGTCGTGTACGTGTATTCGAAGCTGTACGCAAGGTGAGCAGGCTTGATCTGCTCCAGCATGGCGATAAACCCAGACATGTTGGGCGGAATACCCTTTACACCGATGAATTTTACAACGAATCGATACTCCGATGGATATTCTATGACGTCCACTTCGCCGCCGGAGAACGCGGCTGCGACATTTTTAATCATCTGTTTAGTCGTTGTACCGGCTCCCCGGATTTTGGCAAGGATTTGTTCCCTACGCCGTTCAATCGGCTTCGTCGGATCGATAGTCATGCCGAGTTCCGATTCCCACAGTGAAAGCCCCCACGTGGCCGTGCTGACATAAAACTGTTTCAGCACGTCGTCGTTCTCGTACCAAAGCTGCCCGATTTCTTCCCCTTCCGTATTCATCATTTCCCGGAAGTCCCTGATCTGCTGGTAAAATTCGGGCAGGTAAGACATTAGATCAACCGATCGATTCTCCGATTGCTTCGAATCGCCATTCTCCGCATAGAGGGATGATCCATATAACAGTTTTCCGTACACGGATTACACCCCCTTGAGCTGGTTCCATGTAACACCTGGCCCCAGCTTGGACGCCGCCAGATCGTACGCCGCTTTAACAGCGCTTGGCGTTGCCGCCTGAGTCGTGCTCGTGCTATTTGTGGCGCTGTTGAGCTGAACGATCCCCGCCGCTGATGTTGAAGCAGCGGGCAATCGTGCAGCCGCAATCGTACCCGACGTAATGTCCGCCGCCGAATGAGTATGGGAACTAGGCGGAAATGTCGCCGGTTTTCCCGTCACCCCAGACCACGGTACGCTGTCGGCCGTCTCCGCCGCATCGACTTTGCCGTCGGAATCCGTATCGTAAATGGATTTGAGCATGTCCCCAACGCTTTGAGCGGCGACCAGAAGCTGATTCCCGGTTGGCGTACCGATATATAATTTGTTTGTGTCCGTACAAAAGCCCAGTTCGCCAACATCCAGAGTTGGTAACTGAGCTTCTGTACCCCTTCTGATTTTGATCAAAACGTTTCTTGGCATCGGCCGTCACCTCTAGAAGGTACCGCCATCGATCACAGCCACCATGAGCCGGTTTCCGTTCGCGGAATCGTACACGATACTGTCATTGTCAATGTTCACAGATACGCCGTTTCCATTGACCGTGATACCGTTGTACGCTTTCACAGACACGCCGTTGCTATCAACATTGATGCCATTATACGGCTTCACAGCCACAGCATCAGCCGAAACGGTAATACCATTTCCGGCACCGACGTTCAGTGTAACTGTGTCCGCTTGGCCGCCGCCGGACAATCCATTACCAGCCACGATGTTCTGCAACGCAGCGCCGCTAACCACCCATGCCGATCCATTCCAGCTATAAAGTTTTGCTTCGATGTCGACATAAACCGTCCAGCCTTCGGCGGGCGTGTAGAAAGACCACGACGACCCATTCCATTCAGCGATCTTGTTTGCTTGCCCAGACCATGCGCCGGATGCGCCGGAAACAGGAACGATATAACGATCCCCAACAGTCGGGCTTGAAGGCGGCGCGGTCGTGGTGCGGCTTTTCACACTGTCCTGAAACTCCATGCCACGCTTCGCCAGTTCAATCTCGTTCCGGATTTTCTGCGCGCTCCAGAGGTCAGTCGGGCCGGTTCCGGAGTCGTTGATTTGCCGGTGGATGGCAGCATTGTCGATATGATCCCGAATTTGCGCGGCGGTTGCAGTCTTGGTTCCGTCCGAGACCTTGTTTACGTGGCCGCTCGTGATGTCTTCTTTCAGAACCTTCCCATATGTGCTTCCGTCTGGAAGCTCGTCGAGATTGACGATAGTGAGCTTTTGCCACGTCCCGACATCCACATACAGCACATTTTCGTTCGTCGCAAAATAAAACCGCCCAGAACCAGTCGGATTCGGGCGGTTTGCCAGCGTGCCGGACATTACGCGACCGACCAGAACATTCGTCGATCCGTCACCGATGTAAACTTCCTTCGTGTCCGTGCAAAAGCCCATTTCACCCTGCTGAAGCGGGCCGTATGCATCCAGTTGTGCTTTCGTTCCCCTTCTGATCTTGATTACTTGTGCCATCAGTCATCGCTCCTTTCAAATGTTCCTCCATCAACGACCCCCTCAGACTTGTACCTTTCCAACTCGGTCTGCGTGGCCGTTATGGCGTCTTGCAATACATTCACATCATCCGCTTCCACAGTATCGCCGAGCGTCTCGTAGGTGACGTATACCTTTGGTACATCTGCAAAAATGCGGATTATCCTGCGCCAAGGCGTATCTACAGGAACCGAAAGCGTCCATGTCGTGATTTCATCCCCAGTAAAATTCGGCCCGGTATATACCTTGATCGTGCTATTGGTAATGTTGTCATGTGCCAAATATCCTTCGAACTTTCCATTTGCGAGAGTGATCTCTTCTTCAATGACATACACGCCGTCTTGTTTTTTATTGAGTTTTGCTGAAAAAACATCGATCTGATCTGGATACGGCATGTGTCACACCCCCAGACTGACCGTGCCAAGCACGGGGACTTCCTCGTCCAGCAGTGCAACATTGGACGTGCCGCCATTTACGGTAAGATTCACATAATCCAACACCCCCGGCGTCCCAAGCAGCAGTGTGCCGATCCGGGCATAGCTCACATAGGTAAGCTCGAAGGCTGTTTCGCGCAGGTACGCCTCTAGCTGCTGCACGAATGCATCCTGCACCTGCTGCAACGTGTATCCCGATGCAAGCGTGACGGTGGCCGTGACATCAATGGGCTTCCCCGTTGCCGAAACGACGGTTACCGCGGAGCCGATCGGGCGGACTTCTTCGATATGCGCAGCCACGGCATCGACCAAGCTCGGCGATGCAGGCCGCCGGTCCGAATCAGTTATGATCACTTTCACCGTTCCCGGACCGTTCCAAAGCGGCATCACCTTTGCCGTACCCACCCCGATCACTTCCGTCGCCCAGCGCTTGTAATCGGCCACGTTGCCGCTGGTGCCGGGTTCGCGGACTTTTTGGAGGTAGCGGGCCCGAAGCGATTCATCCGATTCAACATCCTCACCCGGTACGATCACGTCGGTAAGCTCGGCACGAGCCAATCCCACAATGTAGTCAATCGGCAAGAGTGATCCGAATACGGTATTCCCGATTTCCCCTGCCGTTTCACATTCGAGCTCAAATTCGCCGGCAGCCAGCCTTGAGCGAACCACGAAATTCACCTGTTCGCAAGAATACCGGCTGCCGACCGGAACATCGATCGGCTGATTGGAAGCGTTCCAAAACAGTCCCTTTCTCAAGGCTTTTGTGGCCGGTTTCCGATCGATCCCAAAGTCAGAGGCCCGATGTTCCAAGTATTCACCGCTGGACGTTTCACCAAAACCAAGACGCAATACAATGTCGAGCTCCATATACATTTGCGCCAATTCAGCCGCAATAGGCGCCAGTGCGGTGTAAATGATCGACCCCTCCCGCTTGTCCAGCGAGTTCGACACCCGGTCCAACATTCGCCCTAGAATCGTCTCGAACGTTTGATTTTCAAACAACCTACAACACCTCCCGCTCAACCTCAAAACTGCCGAAAGTGCTGATCACCGTAAACCGCACCAGAGCGCTATCACCACTAAACTCGATGCCGAAATTCGCCACATCCTCAATCCGGTCATCCTGCATCAATGCTTCCCGGATTCGGCGTTTCAGTTCGGATTGCACAAAGAGCTGGTCGCGCCCAATCAG